GTTCTGAGCTTCGTTGACCATACGTCCACGGAAGTGCTCGACAAGATACTCGTCGCTTGGCTTTGATGCAAAGAAACGACGAACATTTGAGCGTGATGCTTCAAATAGTTCCTTGTTACCTTCCTTGATCTTCTTGACGAAATCTGTTCCTGAAAGCATTTTTATAAAAGTTTCTACAATGTTATTTAGTATATATGAAAAAATACCTGAGAGCATTTTCTTTTGTATATTCCATTTTCAAGCATTCTAAAGTGTAATTGTATCGTTTCGCAATATCTTTTATTTTTTCTGGTGTCCATTGATACCACTCAATGAAGTCATCCCACCCTGCATGAGGTATGCCAGGATTGACTCTGAATATTGCTTCTCTTCTCCACAGTGTGTGTAGTTTATCTATCTGTTTATCAATAGTTTCCTCATCACCAAAATTTATAGAACCTAAACACAGTGCTATATCATATGGCACTGACTTATATTCTTCTAATGATGTCTTGATGTCTGCAGCATCATTGAAAGGATCTATACCAATGAGATTTGGAATCAAACTTTTGAGTCTATTATACCCACACCCTACATCTAAGACACTAGATGGTTTTTTATTATTAACGTAATCGACCAAAGAATAGCCAGAATGCTCAAGGTATTGATAATTCGTGTCTTTCCAGATTCCATTAAAATAAGATTCCATTACAATTATACAAACAAAAAGATGTGTCCCATGATGGAGATAGAGTGAGTGCTTTACTTACAGCGTAGTTTTTTATATATGCAGCATATTCAAGGTAACCATCTTTATCCCACACCATACCCATTTGATCAAGAGATGATTTTGTGGGAGATAATATTATGGTTTGTTTTGTCGCTTCTCTTATAAAAGATCTCATTGATAAATCATGTCTTCTATTGATCTCTCTCATGCTGTCCTGATTTATTTTTTTATGATCACCAACTTCCTCGTCTGGATCATCTTCTACTTGCCATGCAGTATATTTTGGATAGTGTTTAGTAAATGTCATGGTAGATAACCACCTATCATCACAATACTCTTTAGGACGTAATACAAATACCATCTTATTGTTTGGAAAATTTGTATCTAACCATTCCAGATTATGTTTTTCAGCAAAAAAATGTGATTTGACAAAGTAATTATCATCCTCGTTTATGTCTGTATACGGACCTAAGCATTGTTCTATAAAAGTTTCTTTAGTGTGATTCCTAAGATCATCAAACCCCTCACCAAACTCCATACCTGGATCCCAGAAAGCACCCTTGTGCTCTCTATACAAAGTCTTATTACCATAAGACTCCCATCTACCCTCATAATCAGATTTGTTTGCTCTGAACTTACTACAACATCTCAGCAGATTATCCATCTTAGACCAGCCTGAACCAGGCAGTCCAATCATAAAGATAAGTTGTTCATGCCTGAATTGTGAATAAGTCATCGCAATTATAAAATGCAAAAGGTGCGTCAAACATTGGAACTTCAGATTTGAAAAACTGATGCACCATAATCAATTTTTCATATTCCTCTTTACCTTCATCATCCCAGATATATCCTAATTTATTGATGAAAGTTTTATTAGGTTGGATTATATAACAATCATTATCTCTTACAAATTCTCTTATCATTTTATCATGTCTCTCAATGAGCATCTTTAGTTTCTCATAGTTCAGTGGATGGTGCTCCTGTGTTTTTACCTTCATCCATGCTTTGTACTTTGGATAATTACCAGTAAAAGTCATGGCAATATTCCACCCTTCATAACATAACTTAGTATCTCTTAGTACCAAGATTATTTTATTATTGGGAAAATTCTTCCGCAGCCAATTCAGGTTCTTAGTCTCTGCAAAAAAGTGTGATCTAATTAGATAGTTCTGGTCATTGATTTCAGTGAATGGTCTAAGGCATTCAGCCTTGAAAGATTCTCTAGTATGATTTTTCTCTAGATCATCAAAACCCTCACCAAATTCCATAAGAGGATCCCAGAATGCTCCCTTATGATGAACACATCCTGTATCTCCATCTTTACCTGTCTCCTCTCTATCCCCTCTTCTATCAGATTTATTGAGATTCATCTTAGCACAACATCCCAGTAGTAGTGAAAGTTTTGCCCATCCACTACCAGGCACTGCTATATAAAATATAAGTTGTTCGTCCTTTATCATGAAAATTTATTTGGCAGGACCTATAGAAATATGCACGGAAGAAGAAATATTCCTATGGAGATCTTACGTACAAAGTAAAGTACCAGACACGATAGAAACTATCGTACCCAAATATCATTTAGGTAGTCAGTCTGAAATATTTGAAGATACAAAACTGAATGTTGAGAATTGTGATATAGTCTTTGCCCATCTACCTAAGTCAATAAATGAGAGAAGACCATCTTACGGTACGATATTTGAGATATCATACGGTCATGCACTCGGCAAAAAAGTAATCATCATTTCAGATGATGAGTTTGTGCACAAACATCCAGTTATGAATCAAGTTGCAGATATGTTCTACTCTTTAGATGCTGCCTTATCTTCTATCTCCCCACCATCTACTTCAGGTGCAGGTGCTTGAAGTTCTTGTATCTGTTTAGTAAGCGTCAAAATCCTCGCCTCAAAAGCAATGTTCTGAGCAGTGAGAGCGTTGATTCTGGTTTGATATACTTGAAGAACTGAATTTACTTCTTCATTCATGATGAAAAATTATATAATACCAATTATATATGCTAGAACGAGCCACCGTCTATGGTTATATTTTCTAATGATCTTGTTGTGCCAGAGCAAGATATAACTTGTGTTTGACCTGCACAGTCATTTACATATAGAGATCCAATCTCTAGTCCTGAGTATGCACTCGCTGTCAATACCCCTGCTGATTCAGATACTTCTCCACCTAGTACTATTCTACCTGCTGAGTCATCCCAATATATTGCTGCTTTCTTCGCAGAACCACTGTAGTAGTTCAATACAAGACCAACGTCTTTATCTGTGTCACTGCTAAGTGCTCCACCGTCAACCACTTGTAGTTCAAGAAGAACATCTTCAATAGTTGTGTTTGTTGTATTGACCTGTGTTGTAGTACCGTTTACTGTCAAGTTACCACCAACAGTCAAGTTGGTTGTTACGCTTGCAGCACCTGTGACTGTCATTGTAGAACCGTCAAAGGTAAGATTACCACTGTCTTCTAATTCACCTGATGTACCTGCAAGTACAACTCTTCCAGATGTAAGGTCGGCTACTGCTGCTGATGTAGCAGAAACTGTACCACCTGACTGATTACCAGTGATGTTACCAGTGAACACACCAGCGATTGCACCAGCACCAGTAATAGTAGGTGCAGTTAGAGTTTTGTTGGTGAGTGTCTGTGTACCTGTATCAGAAACGAGAGTTGCGTCAGAATTACCTATTGTACTTCCACCTGGTAACTTCAGGTCGTTAGTTGCTGACTCACTATGAGGTTGAGAACTTACTGTTTGACCATGACTGTTTACATGACATTGTAGTTGTATTCTTCCTACTTTTGAACTTCCAGTATCACCCTCAACTACAAGTTTTCCGTTAGCTGGACTTATCACAACACCACTAGATGCAGAACTTATATTACCAATTACGTTTCCTGTTAGATCACCAGTTACGTCTCCTGTGACATCTCCTGTGAGATCTCCTGTGACATTACCAGTGACAGCACCAGTATGTGTTCCAGAAGAATTACCAGTCAAATCACCCGTCACATTTCCTGTGACATTACCAGTGACAGCACCTGTGAGGTTACCTGAGAATGTTGACGCTGTGAGTTGTCCTGATGATGAATTGAATGTGAGGTTAGATCCAGTCTTAGGTTGAATGTCACCTGTTGCACTGGTAGAAAACATCGGGAAACATGTAGTATCAGATGATTCGTCTGTTACTGCAATATCGCTAACTGCTCCAGAGTTTTGAGGTGCAGTATCCCATGAGAATTCTCCTGATGAATTACATTTCAAGAAACCATTATTGACTGCCTCTGCTGGCATCACGTAGGTTTGGTTGTCTGACAATGAAGCAGGTGCCTTGAGAGTGATAGCACTTGCACCATTGTTCTGTGCCTCTACTAATTTTACACCTGAGGCGTTAGTGGCATCTCCTTTATCCCAAAATCTTCCTGATCCTATGAATTGGTTGTTACCTGTTGTAGAGTCTATACCAACATATAGATCATTTTTATCTACGGTGAAACCTGGTTCACCTGCTTGTAAACCTGGCAAACTCGCAAGGTTACCTCTTTTAAACTGTAATACTGGAGCAGCCATTTCTGTTTGTTTTTCCTAATATATTTATTAAATTACCAAGTTCCAGCGTCGAGATCAATCTTATCATCTAGTTCTACGTCAAGGGTATCGACAAGGTTGTTTATAACTTGATCACTGAATCCAGCAGGACCTGATACATTACCTACAGCAGAGTCTACAATAGCATCTGGAGAAACAAATTTGAAATTATCTTCTACAGCATCATAAGTTAGGATAAAGCTTGTGCCTATCCCTGCACTTATCATACTTGAATTAATATCTGAGATGTCTCTTAGATTTGCCACTTCTTCGTCTCCAGCAGTGAATACAGTTCTCTGTTCACCTAGACTCACAATAAAGAACTCATCATCTCGTGCAATGTCAAGTACTTCTTTGTCTCTAGAAAATCTAACTGATGGTTGTGCCCCTATGTCGTCGTCAGCATGTGATGAACTTAGTCTAATATTAGACATATCATAATGCCGATGTAGGGTTTACCATTACTTGCCCAGTGAAAATCTTAGTTTTTGCACCAGAAAAGTTATTAGTGATCAGCACATCATACTCGTATCTACCAGAGGTTATGATACCAGTTTGTGCAGGTGTCATGGATAAAGTCACCTGACCGTCAGTAGGTGTAGATCCATAAGTCACAGCAAATCCTATTGAACCTGCTGCTGTGGCATGCTTCCTCATCTTCGCACTAAAACTGAATCCATTGAGATTCAACGGGGAGTTATCTTGCTTCTTCACATCGAATGTTGAAGAGAAGGTTGCCCCTTGTTCTATTTGAATATTGACTGATGGAACTGCCATGATATTATTTATTCTGTTTAGTAATTAGTTGCTTCAACATCTCTATCTCACCCTTCAATCTATCTATTTCATCTCTCTGTGATAGTCGTGAATTCTTATCGTTCATGTAGCGTTGGTACGCTGCATTATCCATGTTCACTATCGCTGTCGTCTTTACATCCCTCATCAGTGACGGATGATTTTCCACTTTGATCTTTTTTGATTGGGTATGTTTCATCGAGTGTGCCCTCCAATACTTCTGCTGCAAGTGCCCATGCGTTGATCATGATTTTTTACCGTTGCTAGGATAAAGAGATTTGATTCTCTTTTTACGTAGTTGTTCCTTCTTTCTTCGCATCTCTACTTCCTCATTCCACCATTCAACTGGCCAACGACGAACCTTCAATGCAGAAAGGAACTTCTTCATTATACCACTTTTGTAGGAAGTTGGTACTTCTTGACCATTTTATCTTCTACTTCATCAGCTGCTTTTCTAGCGATGTCCTTTTTACTTTGATCGTTTATTTTTACAGGGAGAAGAGGATTTAAAACCTCCTTTAATTTCAGTGTTGGTGAGACCTCGGAGAGGTATTGTCTGAATGTTTTCATTAGGCTACTGCGATTGCTCTAAAGTCTAGAAGTTCTGGTGCTTGTGCTTGGTTTGTTGATGAGAAGACAACTTTCACTTGGAATCCTGTAAATGGTGGTAAACCATTCTTTGTGAATTCATAGTCTAAGAACTGATCTTCCAAACTAGGAACTACGTTCCTATCAGGTCTACCAGTATTATTTTTCTCTGAAATAACAAATCCAGCAGAGTCTAAGTTCTCATAACCTGGCATCAATTCAAACACCTTATCTAGAGAATCATTGTCTGCTCTAAACAATCTATACAATACTCTGATGTCTGCAGCTGGTGGTCTGAACGCACCGAATATCACTTTGAGTGATGTAGCAGGGTTCTCCAACATGATCACTTTAGTTTGATATAATTGATTATGTGGATCATCAAGTTGATTAGATCTACTGCTTAGAGCATAGTTATCAACAGGTCTATTTATCCTATTTGTTGTTACATTGATGGAACTCTTGAATGCATCAATGACAGGTGATACGTTTTCATTATCTGTAGATAAATTCAAATCAAGTGTCATTGATTTTTCACCAGGTAATGCTGTAAGTTGTTGTGCCTCATTTGCCTTAGAAGCAACCATACGGACTGAGGGGAATGTTGTTTTATTTACAAGGGAGATACTTTCATAACCCTTATCTGCAAATGATGCCTCACTACCACTTACACTTGTGCCAGATGTAGTTCTCAAACTTGCATTGACAACTGTACCCTTAGGTATACTGTGTGCAATTGCAGGTGAAACAGTATCGAATAATACGTTTGTTGTTCCTTTACCTCTTGTTCCACCACCAGGTTTGTCCTTAGAGAATAAGGTAGAACCAGTGATCTTGACATGATATGAATCGAGAGTAACTTTATCTTCAATAGATGTGGATACATTTATCAAAGAGTGCTGTGTGTTTATCTTTCTAAGAGATACACCAGACAATTCATATTTCTGTACAGGTGTTCCTACTGGATAGGTCCTTGCAAACGTATCATCATTACCTCTGGTTATAGTACCACTCAACTGGTTGGCACCAACAGATGTATACTGTATGATTTCATCACCTAGTAATGCAAAACCAGGATTGCTGGCTGTTACTTGTGCTCCCTCAAAGAAATTGAATCCTATACTACTTGCCACACTAACCACACTCGTGTCACTTACCCCATACGCAACAGTTGTTTTTGTTGGGACAGTATCACCAGTGATACCATTTATCTTGACTGTATTATTTGCAGCATAGTTTCCATGATTAGGATGAGAGACTTTGAAATGTAGTCCATCATACTGATCAGTATTTGTTGTTACTGTGGATGGTATGATATTGTTGACAGTAACACCATAACCTAACGTAGCATCATGATACTGTATTGGATTTGTTGTATCAAATGTGCCCTTACTATTGGTAAGAAGAAGTGAGTTTATACCAGTTGTGACACCAACAGTTAGACGTAGATTCTGTCCTAATCCCTTAGTACCAAGAGAAGCAGTCAAAGTATCACCCACCTGATATCCAGTTCCAGTGCTACCATCTACCACTGTAACCTGAGTGATTTCACCACCAGAGACAGTGACAACACCTACAGCTCCTGATCCACTACCAGTAAGATTTACAAAAGTAACAGTATATGTTGAATCCTCGTAACCTGCTCCCCCATTCGTGATAGAAAGTGTGCTGGTATTTTGTCCAAGATGTCCAAGTTTTGCTGCCACAATACCTGATGCTCCCGTATTGGCATCTTGTTTGATCTCTGTACCAAGGTCTATGATACCATCAGCGATGGCAGATCCAAGACCTACTGTCACACGCTTTGAGAATGTTTCTATAGGATTTTCTGAAAGATTATTTCTACTGTCGAATGTATCTAATTGAGGATTATACAATCTGACTGTACCTGAGTTCAGTGTAAACTTCGCCTTCCTTGCCACATACTTCATATCCTCCAACTGAGATGGAGTCCATGTTCCAGCTGTCTGACCCTTGAACAGCGAACCTAGTGACGGTTGTTTTGTTACTATAACTTTTCCAAGTTCAGTGTTTTCAGCTGTCGATATGTCAGCCTCACCCACTTGACAGATCCACTGATTATATTCAGATGTTGCAGTTACTACAACAAAAGCATACTCTCCTCTAGGTAAGTAGATTGGAGATGGGAATGTAAATGTAGTTGGTACAGTAGCATCTGATGATACATTGACTTGATCAGGATTCAATATTACTTGTCCATTTTTAACAATGTTTCTTGATGGATATCCATTGACCACATTCACAACTCTAACATCTAACGGTATAGTGTCCGACTTAGTTGCAAAGAAGAAGTCTACTGATGTCATAAAGATACCAGGATTTTCTTCTACTTGGAATGTCTGTGCTAGTGGGTCATCATCATCCTCTTGAAAGTTGTTGATAACAGTATTTTGTATCCTTGTAATATTGTTTGTTATATTAGTGATATTGAATACTATAGGTTCAGGTATTACAGGAGGTGCTGGCTCTGTTCTCTCAAGGGTAGTATTTGTTATCAAAGTACCCTCAGAGAAGTGGTCTGCTGCAGCTCTAGAGAAGTTCAATCCAGGAAAACTATCCTGAGGTCTTAGACTAGAGAGCAATGCAGTGTTTGTACCATTTTCAAATCTATCTGACGGAATATAGTATGATCCCAATACCGCACCAAGCTCATCAGTTATCAATCTGAGTTGATTTATTTCTGCCTCAGCTCCACTGGTTTCTCCAACCAATTTCATACCTACAAGTGCGAACCCAAAGAAGTTACCATCAGACTTCTGGTTCAATGACTGTATATCAACGTTCAATACAGTTGTAGTTTCAGAGTATGCAGATGATAAACCCACGTTCGCTGCATATGGATTATTGAGGAACGTGATAGTAGGATTGTTGAAAGGTCCTTCTTTATGGTTTGGTGATGCTAATCTAAATCTAAGATCCACACCCTGACTTGCATTCTGTGTAGATACTGAGATACCTCTTACTGTTTCACCTACTTGGAAAGCACCCTGTATGGGTGTTACCTCTAATAGTTTTGGTATGGTACGGATATTATTTTCAATCATATCCTCACCAGCAAATGAATTGTAGTGATTTGTACCAGGTTTTAGACGAGTAGCAGTAAACGCAATGTTCTGCTCTCTCATATTTGGTATTGCTTCTTCTTCTATGATTATGTCATTAGAGAATCCTATACCATCATCTTGCACCTCAAATACTCTTTCGGTAAAGACATCAGATTCTGGATTTAGAACGAGATTACCGTTCCAACTCCTCATCATGTATGGGTTTATATTTTCAACTCTTGTAGCAAAAGGTTGCTCTCTATCCAACACCTCAGTGTAATCCAAAGTGACAAGATCGCCTGTCATCTTGATATTTGGTGAACCTAAATCGGTTGCGAATCTAGGGTCAACTGAAAGATCTGGGCTGCCATTAGTGCCCACAACACTAGCAGAACCAATAAGGAGATCGACACTATCAGAGTGTTTCCTTGCTGTGAGTTTTCCTTCATTTATATCATATTTGAGGAATGGAACTGTCTTGTCTGCAACAAGGAAATTCTGGAATGGATCTACAACAAAACCGTTTTTGAATCTATCAAGACCTGTAGTAGGATCTGTAATTACAAGACTTTCAGTTTTGTTTTCTAGAAGAGATAGTGCTGTGACTTCTTCTATGTTTCTTATTCTCTCATCAAGGTCACCTATCTGCTTCATCGTGTAACGTTTGTTAGCACGGAAATCAATTTTTACTTCACGTTTTGCATTATAAACATATGGTTGATAGGTTATCTTTGCCAATTCAAATGACTCAGATATACTCTCTGGTTCAACTGGTTTTACAGCAGGTGTTCCTTGCTGTATTGTGAATGTTGAGTCTCTATTCAAGAACAATCTATCTATCCTACCAAGGTAGTGATTGTAATCAAAAGTTATATTCTCATCAGTAACTAGAACTACAGGTGATTGTCCACCTCCACTAAAATCTCTTGAATCAAATTCAAATGGAGATCTAGTGCCACTGTACGCTGCTACTCTTGGTCTTAGATCAATAACGTCAGTATTTCTTATGTTATCAAAAGCAGGTACACCATCATAATTGTTCTTTGTATAACTATTGGCTGTAAGAATGTCACCAGAGTCTTCTGAGTTTATAATATAATGATCAAAGAAGATTGTGAGTTTACCTTGAGGTTCTGGGAACCCTTGCTTACGAACTAATCTACCAAAATCATAATACTCGGCTCTCTGTCCTGTATCAAGAATAAAATTATTTCTGATATTAGGATCACCTGATTCTACATTTGATAGTATTGCTCTTACACCACTCTCTTCAAATATCACTTCTTCATTCTCTACAAACGCTGAATTATTTTTGAATAGCACATCTACTTTAGTTGTTCCACTTCTTGCTAACACCTGTGCTGATGCACCAGAACTCTTTCCTACCCCAATCTCACCAACAATAACATCAGTATTATTACCGTTAGGTCCATTGAATGAACCTAGTGTCATGTTAGGTACAACCGCATCACCTGTGCCAGATGATTCAAATACAGCAACTATGTTTACAACATCAGGAACATCTAGAGATATCTCTCTGTCTTGAACTCTCTTACCAAACACAGTGCTTGGTGTAAGACCATCACCGACACCTGTAGATATACCTGAGTTTGTTCTACTTGATCCAGTAATTATTTTTTTCGCTTCTCTGACAAGAGTCTTTTGTTTAGATTTTACTTTTGATTTTTGTTGTGTGCTATGTACAACTACACTAGATTGAGAAGCAGTCAAACCTGATAATGTGACACCTTTACCACCACCTGTAATAACAACTTGATCTGATGTAAGGTCTTCTACAGTTCCGTCAGAGTATACGACTGTATATCTTTCTTCATCAAATGGTGCATAAACTACGTCTGTGCCAGTCAATGATGGCAAGTCCATTTGACCACTACCATCTGTACTTTGACCTGTATTTTCTACTCTTGTTTGTAATAGTGAATCAGTGAGATCTAAAGATTCTATATTTTTATTTGCTAATTCTGAGTATAAGAAACCACTTGAAGAGTTTCTCAATTTACCAGATACAATCTTGAGGTCACTCACAGTTACCGCAGCAGTAGGAAGTGCTTTATGACATATACCTGAAATTGTGTTTGGTGCTGCTGTAATAGTAATATTATTATTAGTGGGACTTATAACACTTACAACGTTGAATGTGACATCAGTTTGACTAGCACGTTTATATGCCACTACATCTCCAACTTTGAAACTTGATACCCAACCAGCTGTACCACTGGTGACGATTGATGTGCCACCAGATGCACCTGCTATGGTAAATGATCTACCTGTAAAATCTTTCTTAGTTTCTAATAAAACATCAGCAGAGAATGTTCTACCACCTGCTGTAGATCTAACTGATTTGACATCACTTAGGTCATAGTCAGTTACGGATGTAATAACCCTACCATTTAGTTCTCCATTTATTATTATTTGCTCATCTTGTAAGAAAGAACCTGAAACTTGATTCAATTGCAATACAGTATTGCTTGAAAGGGCAGTGCGTAAGAAACCTCTTGCACCACTATTTCTACCTTCTATCACAGCAGGTAAAGCAATACTGTGTGCTTGATTTATAGTAATTTGAGTGTCTGTTTGTATGTCAAAAAGGAATATTTCAAACACACTTGAGTTACCTGTGTAACCTGCATTCTGTAGTTTGTAATCGTATACTCTTGCCCTACCAATAGAACTACCAGCAGCAGTCGATTTAGTTGCACCTAATCTTGCACTACGTAAGTCAAGGTAGTCTGATGTAGAAGCAGATAGATTTATTCTTGCTGAACTAAGAACATTATTCAATCTTAGTCTATTCCCTGCTTGGAAAGGAACCGCAGAAGACTCAACTAATCTTGTTGTTCTAGGTTTCTCTACATCAATATAGTTTGATCCTACTGTTTTAGTTTCATATCCTTTTACGTATGCCTTACCTGGACCTACTCTTATATTCAATAAATCTTTTGATGGTACATTACCCTCATCTGTTTTGTTCTCAGGGAAGAATGTGCCGAACACAGAGTGTCTATCATTCAAACACTCTTTTGCTTCTAAATCAAACTTAGTGACATAATAATCACCACTCTCGTCATATGTTCTTCTCGCAAATTCTTTTGCTAATTCGCCATATAATGTTGTCTCGATAATTTTCTTTGATTCACCTGCATCAAGTCTCTGCAACTCAATAAAACTTTCATCTTGGAAATCATCTAATTGTTTTTTAATGAGAGATAAACTAATCTTGAGCCTATCAGCACCAGGAGCAGTGTAATTGGAGAATCCAGCAGCATTATCATATAAACTGTTATCATCAACAGCAGTGACAATCTCCTCTTTGACATTGAATCCTACCCTGTAAGATGGTAAATTATCATATTGATCAAGTATAAGTGTTTCGGGTAATACTTCTACAAATACACCTCTAGCAAAAAATACACCTCGTGTAATAGTAAATGCTGAACCAATAGATGTCGCATTAGAATTTATTGCAGTTGCAAAGTCAGAACCATTTGAAATGGTTGTTACACCATAGTTTATGTCTGCTAATGTAGTAAGTGTCTCACCATCTGAAAATTGTTCAGACAAATAATCATCAGAACTCTTTTCATATTTGACAAATAAGGTAGTATTATTAGTTTCAGAATTAGCTGAAGATAACACCTTTACTACCTTCGCTGTGATACCAGAATTTTTTCCTTTTATACTGACACCAACCAACTTATCATAATATAATTCTACAGGAACACCAAAAAATGTAGACTCAATTTTGATAGAAGTGTATTGGTTGTCATATTTGAACACACCAGGAATCACCATAGATCCCTCTTTGAAGATGTGTTTACCAAACTTCTCTACCTGATTTTGCAGAATAGATTGAAGTGTGGTTAGTTCTCTTGCTTGTATCGGACTGCCAGGTTTGAAAAGAACTCGATTGAAGTTCTTTGATGAATCAAAATCATCAAAATATGGACTGACGTTTAGGTTGGTGTTCTGTGGCATCGTTAGAATTCTAAGATGATTTTAATATCTTCTCGTTGGTTTGTCGCTCTAGTTACTTCAGGTCTTTGGTCAACGTAGATTATATTACCAGAGTATTTTTTGATCTCTGGATTTGCCAATCCATTATTATATGTTTGTCCAAAGTAGTATGTTCTTGAATTCACTGTAGTTGAAACTCCCGTGAAACCTGTATCGATAGATAAGGTTTCTGTTCCTCCTGTGGTAGTGACAATAATATTTGTATTGCCTCCACTTGCAGGGTTCGCAGTAAATCTATTTAGTTTGTATCCATAGGTCGGTTTATTATCCAAACTGTCATTGGTAGCAAGGGATCTGTCTTGCCAATACTGTAATGATTTTGTGATTGGATCATATCCTATGATTTGACCTACAGCAGTGGAACCAACTCCCACTGTTTGTGTGACCTGACCATCTACAGCAACTGACATACTGGTTGTTGCTGCACCAGTCAATCTGATACCATAAACACCTGATGCAGATGAGGAAGTAAGTAAATTTGTACTACCAAATTGCTGTGGGTTTTCTATAATACCTATTCTTGCGAACTGGTTACCAGTTGGAAAGTCTGGGTTTGTGACATCACTGTTCTCAATACGAGAATATACAAGCACTTTATTAGCACCTAGTTCTCTGTATATGTCAGCACCGTGACCGCCTGGTGGTGGCACGATGACCGAGAATGAAGCACCGCTTCCTGTAACTACATCATCTAGATCAAGAGTTCCAAAAGAATAACCACTACCACCATTCGTCACCTGAACAGCAGAGGGTTTACCGTTGATGAATGTGACAGATGCCAGACCATCAGATCCATCTCCTCTTATAGGAACAGCGTTCTTCGTACCATTGAACTGATATGTCGCATTCGTGACATCTTCAATCACAACAGTTTCTATCTTACCATCTACAGCAGCATTTCTTACATCCGCTACATCAGTGTTTGTACCCCAGTCTGCAGGTACTGGTATAAACTCAGCACTGTCAAACTTGATGATATCACTTGGTTTTATAGTATAAAGATACTTCCAAACATAACCATCACTCTCTAACCTTGGTTGCAAATCTGTATGTGTTGGTTCTTCAAGAGATATAACACCACCTCCACTATTGGATGGTGATGCACCATTGTAGATGCACTCATAGACTCTGAAGTCTGAGTTCATCACATAGAAGTTTGCTTTATACAAACTTGAAGAACTGGTCTGTGGACTCAACTTATCAATACTATAATCTGGACGATACATTTCATATATCGTACCTGTTGTCCATGTAATCTTTTTGATTACTCTCAACACGTCGGATGAGGTTATTTTCTTAGCAGATATTAGAGAATCATATGTGTTATCATGTTCGTCAAAATTGTCAATAGGGGCAGGAGTTGCTGTGTTCCAATCTGATGCAACTTCAGTTGCATTAGGTAATCCTATGAAGACATAATAACTATTGTCAGTCGTCGAAATTCCACTAACGAAATTCGTCGCATTCAATACTCTTATCTGATCAGTGATGATCGCTGGCATTATTTTGAAACTAAATTAGTTCGTAATTGTTATTTATGTGTAATCCAGTGACAATTTCGTTGCCCTTTGGATTTGAGGAGCAGTTGATAATCCAGTTAGACCGTTCATAGGGTTCACAGTAAACGCCATACCTACAGCTCCCGTTGTAAATTTGGCGTATGAATAGGCACCATAGAAGTTACCTGCACCTGAACTTAGTCCAGTTACGTTCACTCCATGATCTGATGCTATCTCAGTGAATACTCTGATTGTTGAACCTGCACCCACTCTCTCAATGTTACTGACTTGGAATACACCGTCAACGCAAATTGTAGTCACACCAACAGTTCCTGAACCATCAGTTGACATAGCAGTAACACCATCTCCAATATTTGATCTACTTACAAGGAAGAAGTCACCTGTTCCTATACCAGTCTCAGTAAACCCACCAAACGCATTATCTCTCAGGACTGAGTTAGTTGGTATAGAAAATTCAAACTGTAGACCTTTCGCAGTAGATCCAACACCAACAATGACTCCTTGATCACCTTCTAAGGTCACTTCGTTTATTGACTTGTAAGGATAATCAAATCCTGTTGTACCAAAACCAGTATTGTTCTTATCGGCATCTACAACTTTTATAGAAAATTCAGTTGTATTTGGATCTTCAGTTTTTGTAAATCCAATTATACCTGATTGTCCATACATCACAGTATCTGTAGTGCTCACACCAGCTATGATTCTTGTTGCAGGTAAAATTCTACCAGCATACAATCCTCTTGCCTTACTTACTTTTACACCATCAACAATTTTGTCATCTTCTTGTTTTCTCCATGTCACAGGTCTAAGAGGTTCCTTAGCTGCTGTGATTCCCTGTCCTTTATAAATGGTAGTTTGTAACGTGTCTCTAAACACCACCTCTCTAATGGTTCTAGGATCTTGTTTCAATATAGATCTATCTTTTGAAGGACTATCTATCGTTATAGTATCACCCTTCAATATAGTCTCAACTGCCTCTGCATTTATTATGTCAGCGTCAGTTCCTCTATAAAATAGAACTTGTAATGTTGCACCTGTAGGTGGTGCTTCTGTAAATTTCAGTTGTGAACCACCGTCAAACTTATATGCTTTACCAGGTTTTTGTAATACATCATTGATGAATATTAGTAATACATCATCAAGACTAATAGGACTACCTGCAGTCTTCTCTATACTAATATTTTCTCCATTTTCTCTTAGCGTAAACTGTGTTTTACTACTATTAAATTCACTTGAGAAATCATCAAGTATTTGGAACTTACCTAGAACCCATCCTGAGAACTTATCGTCACTTGTTGATGTTACGGTAAATGTGGCAGGTTGGAAATTAGTTCCAGCACTAAAGTTTGTAGGTATACCTGCAATTGTAAGTTCTTCACCAACTGTGAATCCATATCCTACATTAGTTAGAACAGGTTCCGATACACTGTCACCCACACCGATTGTGATTGATACTGACGCTCCTATACCAGTGCTACCACTTATAAGTTTTATATCATCATAAGCATATGGTGAGTCAAATTCTAACAGTGGAACATTTGTGTGTGTATAACCCACACCTGGCGTTCCATCCATAAAGACTTTCTTTATTCTACCATCTTGCACAGAGAACGTACCTGCAGCAGCAGTTGTAGGATTACCACCAATGACTCTTACCTTGAATTGTGTGCCAGCAGATCTATATCCACCGCCAGTGAATCCCATAGCAACAGTTATAGTACCAAAACCTGATACTACTGCAGTTCCAAAACCAGTTTGTAACTGCTGGTATCCAAATCCTTGAGAATTACCAATACCAGATATAATACCTTTTCTAGGCAATCTATTCGCATTGACATCAGATGTGCTATAAGTTTCTGTTTGACCAGATATGTCATTACCAGAAAATGTTATTGAAGTGATGCCAGAGTTTTCCTCATAATTGTAATCAATATCAGGTTTCTGGAATGTGTTATTGATTAATATAACACCAAAATCAGTATTGATACCTGTGATATTTGACCCGTTACTTGTCAGTGTAAAGGTTTTTCCAACACCTGTAAATCCACTTGAAATATCATCTAATACAAAGTTACCTCTGTAATCAGATCTCATGAATGCTCTACCCTGAAATTCACTACCATCCACCACATCAGCAACTAGGAGATTGTGTGTACCAATACCAGCAGATGTAAGTGTGATACCAACACCTGTCAAAGCCTCAGGTTTTGTTCTTGCAAATGAGAAATCGTTATTACCGTTTTTGATTATGAAATAATCATTGTTACCTACAAGAGGAGCAGGTGGTGTTCTTGATCTTAATTTTACTTGTGTACCAGTGCTGAATATCTCAGTCAACGCAGTAAATCTACTTGCAGATACGTTTACTGCACCAGATTGAATTCCTACCTTCTGCCTCGTACCACCAAACGGTGTATCAGCAAAGTGTATTTTATTTTTTCTTATATTATAATCTCCTCTTACCAAATTTACTGGGTCATTGACTAAGTGTGCCTCCTCCTGTGTACCCATCCATGCACGATCCACAAGAACATTATCAGACATAGTACCAAATCCTATGACTTGTATTCGCATAATTTCATTACCCATTTTGATAATGTCATATTGCTTGAATTTGTGAACATCCGCAAATCTTGCCTCACGATTGAACATCGTGCTTGTCAGCGTTGTTGATACGTTCGTATTTGTAAGAAGAGGTGATTGTATAACATTATCAATAGTGATAATACACTTAGTATCAAGTTTTTGTGTAGTGAAACTTTGCGTGGTTCCAACACCAACTGTTGTCAATCCTATTGGACTACCAGATATTGCTAAGTCTCTGGTAGCAGCAAGCTTGAATTTATTCTCATCTAATTTTATAACAAATACACTTGATGGTAGAGTGGTAGCAGCACCAACACCAGGACTATTATGATCTATTCCAATAGGTCTGCCATCAAATGCCTCATATGTCAATTCTTCACCAGAGGTATAGAAATGATTCTCTACAACAAATGTATCTTTACCGATTAGGACATCTGATGATGATCCAGCATCAAACTCATGAGAAAATAATTGGTCACCCTTATGTGTCAACCTAAAAGAACTTGAAAAGCTCTCACTGGCAGTATTGAATTGTTTATTGACTGATCCTAATTGAAATGTCATTAGTATGTTACGGTTTCGTTGTTTGCGACCATATCTGGTTTATCAATTTTGATTTCATGAGTTCTTATCGTATACGCTTTATTCGCAACGGGTAAGAATTTTAATTGAGTGCTTGTACTTGTAATATGTATGATAGTATTTGTCATATTTCTCTTCATAGTATCATCTGTGTACAGGTTATTATATGTGTTATACGTTGCATTACCACCGTATGAGTTTGAACCAACTATGAATACAGAATACTCATCATCAGTTGTGTTGTGTATCTCAACATGGAATCTACATGTTGTATAGTTCGCATATGCTTTCTCTGATATAATCTGTTGACTTGGTGATCCATTGGCAGGTAATTGTATAAATGAACTGTCTAACATAGTGTCACCAATATGATATTCATCAACAATACCAGAATTACCATGTGTTTGTGCCACACCTACTGCCCTAGTAAGAGATGATACTGTCACTGCCATACCTACAGGAGGTGTGTGCTGTAACTTCAATACGTTACTGACATTGTTCAATGAAAATGTACCTATATCTGTATCAGCATCCATATTACCAGTATTAGTGAATATCACATTGTCAGTTCCATCAACCAACCATAAGAATTCATCAATTTCTTTCTCACCATTAGGTCCTCTTGCTGATACTAGGATACTTCCAGACTTATACATGGTGGCATCTATTTCATCAACATCTTGTAGTGTATTACTTACTGCAAGTGACTTAGTTATACCCTTGTATTCCATCAATCCAAAAGCAGTAGATGCTACACCCACACCGTTTGTAATTATCTCTTTATGGAAGGTAATGTCATACTCTAACGCTGAGTTGGTAGGAATGTATAGAACACTGGCAAGAGGTCCGTTCACTTCTGCCGAAAATTCACCTAAGTCGTCAGCATCAGATAGTTCTGAATATGTGTTGAGGTATGCTGTTGTGCCATCATGGAAGACAACGAACTCTGAATACTGAGTAGCATTGAATGCTACACCAGATGCCACATCAAGGACAACTTGAGCATAATATTTGATAGCACTAATACCATCACCTGCAGGTCCTCCTGTCAACATGTCAAATGTATCAAGTTCAACTGACCTAATAAGGTTTGGATCTGAATAGAACTGAGGACTGATGTCATCTAGTTCTAATACACGGTTTGTCTTACATATTAGACCATCACCAAATCTACCAGATAAGAATTGAACTTCGTCACTTATATTCTCATCAAGGTTAGTATTTTCACTAACAAGATCAAAGTTATGTGTATCAAGTAATGATGCTTGTGAATCAATAACCACAACATTACCAGCCCCTGATGATATACCTGCAGGTTGTGAACTGGTGGTAGGCACAGAGTTGATAAGATGATCAGAGTGTTTTTTGAAACCTGCTATGTGAGCGAGAGAGTCAACTGGTTCACTCCAACTATTGATACCTACAAAACTCTTGAGTGAGTATGCAAAGTTTTGATAGTAATCATTGTCTTGAACTCTTTGATAGAAGTCATTGAGTTTACCTGTATCTCTTTCCCAACCAAATGCCTTCTCAAATGAAGTATCAAGAGTAAAGTATCCTTCATATGCCTGTGATGATTCAATTGTACCACCTGCTTTAGAGAACTTACCAGTAACAACATCACCTGTATTGAATCCAACTAGAGAATCAACTCTTAGTACATTTCTTGTTTTTCCTTTACCTATTATAACTCTTGACTCTTGTCCTGATGATGAAACAACTGGTTCACCATTCAAGAATGAACTTTCAATCAAATTGACTTCAAATTTAGCAAGATCTTTGTCTTTTACTACTACACCATACTTTGCGAGATCGTGGATGCCAGGATCTTTATCAACTTCATAAGTCAATGTTGCTTGGTTGACATTACCAAATGCTGTATTGACACCAGTTAGTGTGAATGACTGATATCCATAGTCAGCAGAGTTGTATCCATTACCTGTAGCAACACCTGTGTTCTCCACAAACACCTTATCACCAACTTCAAATGGTAGCGGTGTGGCTGTGTTGAATCCTCCTAGAGGAGTTTGTAGTCTTAGTGTTACATTGGGGTCAGAATAGGTGCAACTTATAATACCAATACCGTTAGTATTATTGACAGCAAATAATTCAACATCACCTGAACTTAGATTACCACCAGCAAATATAACTTTGACATTTGATACAGATCCACCTATAAGTTCTGCTTCAAATTCTGCATTTTCGTTTATAGTATCTGTTTTACTATTGTAAACAACAAAGTCAGGTGGTGAAAGATAATTTCTACCTGTTGATGTGATTGCTACACTATCAACAGCAAAGTTATCCTTCAAGAACAATACTTGTGGCACTGCTGCCTGTGGTTGTAACGTCAAATCAGATGGATAATCATATCCAGTATCAACTAATTTTACATCATCCAATTTACCAACATTAGAACCAAATGCTTTGAGGTTAGCAGATGATCCAGTTGTGGATGCTACTGAAACCTGAGGGATATCTGTGTAATTTGATCCACCACCCTGCAACAATACTCTTACAACACCACCTCTGACGTTTGGTGAATTTGTTCTGTAAGAAATCTGCGACTCACTTGTGTATCCTACCTTTTCAGGCACAGTGAATAAGTTGAAATTGAAGGTATCACTGGTTTTTGATAAGATAGTATGTTTACCTGTAAATTTACTTGGATTCACAAATATCTTAGAATAATCTTTTATCTCTTTATTGACTTCAATTGTTTTTGTATTCTGTAGTGGTAAAAACTTATAATACAATACATCTGGTACACGATCAGTGAAGTTGATCGTTGTCAAAGAACCAGCATTGCCAGGTATACCCGTATTGACTATTTCAATAGCAGATTTACCTGTTCCTACAAAAGGTTTTTTATAATCTGGATCTAAGAAGAATGATAATTTTGTATTTTCTAAAGATATATCTTCTGTGTTTATTTCTAGTGTATCACCTCTTATAAGTGATATTGGTGGATTGACTGAAGATCCTATACTTACGTATCTAGACCCAGAATCATATTGTGCAGTGACAGAGCTGGTTGCAGATGATACAACAGTCAAATCAAGAGTGTCATTCCTTTCAAATGTATGATTTGGAGAAGACGCTGTAACGCTAATAATTCTTAGTGTGCCTGTGACAACATCTTTCTTAGTTTTGAAGAAGTGTGTATTTCCAATTGATACATTACCCATAAACATCACTCTATCAAGGTCAGAACCGATGCCTGTTTGTGTAGTCACAATACCAATAAGATTATTATCCAAAACCTGTACATACACTTCAGGTGGTAGAGGTCTAATGAATGATGTTGCCACTCTCTTCATTGCATCTGTTTGATATCCTATAGATGTACCTGCACCAGGACTATACTCTACTTTGTCACCTGTTTTGAATGGATGACGTGGCATATAGATTGATCTTGTCGGTATGAATATATCTTTTGTCTCATTTCCAAAGAATGATACTAATTGATGCCCACCTCTTCCAGCTACTGTGACTGTAGTACCAATTCCAACACCAAATGTATTTCCTGTACCAACCACTGATTCAGCACTGAAGTAATAAGAAACATCTTCATCAGTAGTCAGATTGATTGGTTTGTCTAATTGATATGTAAATTCATTTTCTACTCTGGTAATATTAGACCCAAATGTATGTGCAGCACCTGCTGTGCCATGCTGTGCTCTTAGTAATTCTAGTCTATTATTCTTTACGTCAAAATTTATTATCTTGAGTTGCTCGTTATCAATCTGTACAGTGTCATTGACCTTGAACTTATATCCTTTTATAACATCTGGTATCCAATCAGTGATTAGAACACTCGTGGTGAGTCCTATGTGACCCATAGAAACACCAAGACCAGTGCTTACTTCTTTTAGGTTGATTCGTGCATTACGTACAGCAAGATTAGAGTGAGTGGTTGTTGATATACCTATAATCTCAACATAAGAATTATCAGCAATGCCTATAGGTCCTGTGTGAATACCAGTAACTTTACTTGCATTCGCAACGAGAACAATGTCCTCTATTTCAGTGATTGTAGAAGTAAGTGTAGTAATACCAACTCCTTCAACTTGATTTACTTTACCTATAGCACCAAAACCACCAGTAAGATTATTGTCAAATACTAACTTATCACCAACATTATAATTTTTACCTGCAGTAACAATATCAATTCTATCAATACTACCACTACTTGTCTTCTCAACTTTAGAGTTTATAAGTGTGTTCCTATTCGCTTGTGCAACATACTCATACTCAGTAATATTATAAGGTTCAGTATTTCTTACAAGATTTAGAGAGATCAAATCTAAGTCTTGATTTGCCTCATATGTATTATTGAATGTCTGTAGTTTAGAGTGATATGTATCACCAACAATATATGGGAAAACTGGTGTCCTAGAGTTGTTGAATGGACTGGTAGGGTTGATAACCTCTGTCTCTTCAAGTGTTGTATAGTATGCATACACACCATTTGGATATTCGGGTGTAGGAGCAAATCTACCATTATGTTCATCAAGATCACCTGTTCCTTCTACGTATGTGAAGTCTTCTACGAAGAATCCAGCAGGGTAAATGCTAATATTAGGTCCGTCAACTCTTGAACTCGCTAACTTACGATAACTTGATTCAATATACTTTTTCTTACCATCCACTACAGCGAAAGGTCCGTATATTGGGTTGCCATCATACGCCCAACCAAGAATAGGTGAGTGATCTTGTCCAAAGTCACCTAAGAAGTTTCTTAGATTTCGTGGCACGTAATAATTTACATATGGATTACCTAAATCAAAATCTCTTGGTGTCTCTAAGAATCCATCATCTTCTTTTACGTCACCAAACTTGGCATATCTCTCTACTTGGTTGATAGTCCACTTCTTGACCTCACTTGAGAAGATAGCACCTTGACCTGGCGTTTTTGCTGTAGCAGTAGTTCTTTGTTGAGTATATCCAGCACCCTTTTCTATCATATCAATACTGGTTATAACACCATTAGAAACATTTGCTCTTGCTTTTGCTCCTATACCATCACCTGTGATGATTATATCTGTATTAAAGAAGTTCTCACCTCCATGCTTGATGATGATTTGATCAACCTGTCCATTTACAATGAATGGTTGTAAGAATGCCTTATCTCCAGTAGTAGGTTCTATTACTGGTTTGTAGTTATCGTTGATAACTGTTGAACCAAAGTTACTACCCTTCTGATTTACATGAACAGAAACAATTTTTCCTCTTATGACAGGAGTAGCAGTGGTGATATCTGAAAAATCAGATTCATCTCTTTTTCTACCACTTATATCAATTGATATTGGAGGATCTTGGAAGATGTGCTCACCTAATCCATCATCAGTCAAACTTATGAATGATGTGAGATCCTTATTATCAGATAATCTGAAAGAATCGTCATCTATCTTATCAACAAAGTATTGACTATTGTTTGTGAGTCCACCTATAGCAGATTCAGTAGAAGAATACTTGACAGTCTCAAAATTACTAAATCCATGAGATTTTATATTGATAGTATCAGTGAATGTATTGATACCAGTGCTTGTATGCACTTCTCTGTTTTTAAAGAATCCAGAATCTTCAACCAATATCTTATCAACTTTCAGTCTTCTATCTACAGTTCTAAGTCTCTGTATACCACCACCATTTGTAGTAAGTGGAATCGTACCTATACCAGCAAGAGCATCTTCTTTGTTATCTGCTAGTGATATTATAGTGTTAGGATTTCTTTTGACTACGAAGTAAGTTGCAGTATCAACTAATGTACCTGGTGTTACACCTATACCTATGGGTGTGCTACCATTAGTTTCGTAAATTACTTGTTCACCAGCAATCAAATTATGAGGAGATGAGAATGAGAAGTCGTTAGCTGCTGTTCTAACAACACCACCTGTAGAAGTTGCGTCAAACTCTACAACTTGATTGACAAACTTCATCTTTGCCTTGACTATGGCTGTAGAATTGTTACCACCAATAACTTTTACTGTTGGTGTTTCTTCATAATCAGAACCTTCATTATCAATTAGTATTTCTTGTAGTGTGCCCTCTACCTGTGCTATCACAGACGCACCTATACCATTGTGACCATCCTGACTGACAGTCAATCTAGGAGGACTGACAATATCATAGTCTGAACCTGTATTCAATACCTCTACACTCTCTAAAGGTCCAAAATATACAACGTCCGATGACTTATATGAATATGCTTCTACACCATTAGCGAATAATCCAACACCACCCTGCACTGTCTTATCTTTTACATCACCAAATTCAGGTTCACTAAACTTCCTTATTATCTTTTGTGCACCAAGGTCAGTGCCAAAGAGTGAGTCAGGTGTAAGTGTATGTGATGTCTGAGATCCAATATCACTACCCGTAAACGCTGTTATAAACTGTCCTCTTCTTACGTTCTCTCCAGTAAATGCCAGTTTGACAGTACTACTATCAACTCTCTTTACATAGTAAGACTCACCTTCATTCAGATTAGCGAGTGTGCCTATACCTGAAGACGAATATGCTACAAGGTCACCATCATAGAAGTCATGGTCTGGGACATTTATCTCGACTGTGGTGGTGTTGACACCGACATTGGTAAATGAGCGAATTCTCTTTTGTGGATCAATTGTCCAGTGAGGTAGACTATTAGATGCAACATGAACAGCACTACCATCTGTGTATGTGTTCTGTACGTCAGCTGTTCTATCTTTTTGTATTTTTAGTTTTCTTCTTATCTTATATTTCTTTGTAGTATCAAGAGTCGGCACACTGACTGATATTGAATCGTCTTGTGATTCATCAAATACGAATGTTATCGTACCATTCAACTTGTTATCAGGGTCAGTCTGGTCAATAACCTCTATCTCATCACCCACATAGAGAGAGAAGTTTGATGCTGCTAGTTTGAAGTTATAACTGTTAGCACTTTTTAGTGTGTATCTCTCAATGGCGTAGGTAGATGATGTATTATAAATCCATGTACTATACTTCAGGCCATTCTCTATTCTTCCCAGCTGTTTTATATTGAGCTCGGATTCTTCTTGCTGATTGATTGCAGATCCTACAAATTTGTTGAGAACTCCCAATACATTGAATCTAACAGGTAGTCCTAGATCACCTTCCTCATATGAAGTTGCAATTAGACCAGACCTTACAGTTGAACCAATACCACATGGTGATGTAAGTGTTGATATACCTGTAAACTGAGTGAGTGACTTACCAGAATATGATATCAGTCTATCTTCAAACTCAATATATCCAGTAGCACCAAATCCTACAGTTGAATCTACATCTATAACTGTTGATCCAGTGGTTGCTGATCTTGTAATAAATGTTTTACCTACTTGCTGAAACTTACCAATGATAGTTCCTTTTGACAGTGCGATCTTATAATATGTCTTACCACCAAATACTGCTTTCTCTACACCTGTGATAGAACCACTTGTTTCTAATGGTGTAGTCTTCTGTATGATACTTTCACCAGTTATCTTGAGTGGATCACCACTTATCAACTCACATATCAATACCTCATTGACTCTATACTCAGCATCTGATGGACTTATGATATATTTCGATGGTTGAATCATTTCAACCTTCTCACCATACAGTGCACCAAATAATATCTTGAACGCTTCCTCTGTACCCTTAGATTTGTAGAAATCCTTTGATTGTCTTATGAAATTAGATTGATCAAGTTTCTCATCAAGTTTTCTCTCAGCAAATCCTGACAATACTTGCTTTTTGAGTTTCTTCATAAACTCTTGCAAGAAAACATTACTCAAATTGTGGACTCTAGAATCCACACCATGTGTTCCTATACCTGTTTGTGTGAATGTAAGATATTCTGGTTGATTAGTTCTATTATTATTTTCAATACCACTGAAACCTCTGATACAACCCTCAAATGATGTTGAACCTATACCTGTGTATGAAATTACCTCATTATCAATCTTCAATAAACCATATTGATTAGGCCAACCATCGGTTGAATTCACATATATTACGTCATCTCTCGCACTTGCATACTTAGTAACTGATGTAAAACCTATAAGGTTTTTTGTGTTCAAAAAGTCTAAACCCTTGTACTCAACAAGGTTTTCAGCGATATCTATAGGTCCACCTTGATGTTCTTGTGAAATATAATACTGTTTTAGAAATTCACCTAAAAGAGGATTATCATCGCCAATTACTTCAGGTATTTGACTCTCGATTATTTCGTGTATTTTGACTTTGGTCAATGATGTTTGTATCATTAGTATCCGTATCCACTACTGCTGCTTGAGGAAGATGATGATGTAGATGATGTCTGTGACTGACTTGTTGATGAACTATCTATGGCAGTTGTCGGAGTGCTACTTATGAGAACACTCGATTCAGAGTGGAAAGCACCTGTCATGCGGTTTCCATTCGACATTGTATGGAATGCACCGTAATATGGTTGACCATTCACATACCCAACAAGTGTGGTAGCACTGGATGTGCTTGTTATAATAGCACCTCTTACTTTTGCACCATTACTGTAACTTGATTGTGGATTGTATCTTGTACCAGATGTATTTGCACCTGTTGATATAGGATCTTCCCTCATAAAGAAGTTACTATTGGATATGTCAAACTGTAGATACAGTTCCTTTCTTGCCAGCACATCATTTGACTGAGGTATTGCCTGTATTTCAATAATATTGTCAGACAATACTGTACCTGTGATATTCACTGTGTCAATTATGACCTCTCCCTTCTTATAATCCACAGATCCAAATGTGGTAGATAAAATCTTGACATTAGTATCAGAGTCAAGTTGGAATAGGAAGAGATTACCTGTGTCACCAGATACATGCTGATCAGAGAAGTAAACTGTACCAGACACACCAGATATATTGAAACCAGTGGACTTGATATTATAAGATGACTCATTTCTATGGAAGGTATTGTCAAAACATATCTCGTACTGACTAAACACATTCAACTGTGCTACTAGGTTTCTTCTGATTCTGATTGTTGTTATATTCGATGTTATAGAGTCACTTACCCTATCAATAAGTGATAAAACTTTACTGTATTTGAATCTGCCACCAAATTTATTGAGTTCTGTGCCACTTGCAAACAAACTCATTGCGTTTACGACATCTGTTTTCAAGTTCTGCGTATCACCAACAAAGTTTGAGTTATAATACACATAAGAATCAAGTTCTACATACAAGAACTTCAAATCAATGATCTCTGGCACTATACCTGCCACAGAATAATTCTTTAGAGATGATAGTATCTGTTTCTTTGTAAATTCTGATAAGAATGATCCGTTCTTTGGTTTTGCAGCAATATAAACTCTACCATACTTAGGAGGTGTCAACTCCTCACCACCAAATGCACTTATAGATTCAATATTGGGATACACAGATGGCACGATTGCCTCATAGTCGTTCGCTGTGACTGCTCTATGCTGTGAAGAGTATAATCTAGGTGCATAGTATCTAACGCTCCTTATATCCTCTATATCATCCCCGTTTTGTGAAGGTGACTGTGGGATGATAGATGGAATTAAACTAGATTCTGTAGCACCGTTCTCATTTGTCACTGTGCCAGAGAATTGTAATCTAGATACACCATTTCCTTCTTTACCCTCTGTCTTTATGTAAGATATCTCTATGACATTACCACTATTCAACTTCTGTCCAAATATACCATCACCAAATAGCACCTCATACTTCTCATCTGTCGTTTCTTGTATGAGATATATGTTTGATGTAGATGTAACACCTATTATATTATCAACTAACTTATATTCTGTTACTGTTGTACTTGCATTATTCTCTTTTACGTTTATTCTTATAGTAGATGTGTCTACACCATTATTAGGTAGTATATACCTTTGATTTGGTAGAGAATCATTGACAACAAATCTAGATTCAAGATATTGTCCTTGGTAGACCTCGAAGTTACCTGATGCTGTTCCTTCAGACGCTGAAGCTGTAACTTTCTCAGGTAATGAGAATAGAAAATTGACATTGGACACTGCTCCATTACCAATCAAACCTGGTTGGAATGTTATGGTTTCAGTTGTAGAGGTAATACCAGTAATATGATAATCAATAACCATTCTCGCTGCTCTTCTTGAGCGTGGAACGTAACCTATATTTCTTGCTAGTGATACGACGTTTTCTCTTAGTGTAGCACTGTCTATGAATGTCTCGTTTACAACTGCGTTGGTATTATATGCTGTAGTGTATGAATTATACGCAAGTAGATTTACAATGACAGAAAGGTTTGACCCCTCAAAATCCATATCACTGAAATTTGAGTTTTGTCGTAAATAATCTTTGATTGAGGTTTTTATATCCTCAAAGTTTAGATTTGTAAATTGTTGCAGTGCCATTATAACCTTGTTGGTTCTAGTATGAAGTTGACAGATTGTGTAGGAGCAGACAGTCCAATGATGTCATATCTTATTGTGACATCTACTGCATTTTGATCAGGAAAAGATTTGAAATCTACACCAGTCAATCTTACTCTTGGTTCAAAGTTTTTGAGAACAGTCTCTATCTCTGTTTTCATGGGATCGATATAATCACTATTTGCCAACTCAAAGAGCGATCCACTTATTCTTGTGCCAAGAAGTTCGTTGAAAAAAACTTCACCTCTAATAGTACGAACTAAATTTTGCACAGAACGTTTGATGGCATCCTCATTTTTTAATGTAAGGATGTCACTTGTTACTGGATGTTTTTTAAAAGACAAAGATACGTCTTTGAAACCCTGCGAAAACTTCTGTGCTGGCACTAGATCTTTATAGTCTGGGTATATTTATCATTATTTAGAGCAAAAAAAAGACCCTCTATTGAGAGTCTTCTTCATGTCCAAGGTATCTAACCTCTATTTCGTCTGGATGTGGGAACCCTTCCTTGTAATAATCGTCTGCCAACTCTTGTATTTTTTCTTCCATCTCTTCTTCCGTGATTGACTCAAACTCTAGCGATCCTTTGATGTATATGTCATATAAGTCCATGTGTATTGCACTTGTTGTCACCATATCTATATGATTCTAGATTTCTCATGTCCAACTCTACATTGTGGATCTATCCATATTTCAAAACCTGCTTTGATCGCATCAAGACAGAATGAAACATCTTCACCACACATATCTTGCACTTCACCAGAATCAAACACCTGCATCTGTGGTGCAAACCAAGGATACTTCATCTCTGCATGTTCAAATACACCTTTCTTGATGAGCAACCAACCAAATCCAGAATAGTCAACAGTAAATGGTTTGCGTCTCTTGACAATACCTTCAACCATCTCATGATTCATCACACCACCATTTTCTTTGAAATCATCCTCTTCTAACCAATGTGCACATGATGTTGTTCTACCATCTTCAGTTGCATACCAACCACCTGCAATATCTTTTTGCATTGCAAGAACACGATAGAATGATTCGTTTGAGAATACGATGTCACTGTCAATCCATAGTTGATAATCATACTCAAGTTTACCATCCCAAGGTAATTGATCAGGTCCTCTGAGCACATTTGCACCAAGACACTTGCATCTTGCAAAGTTCACCATAGAACTATAGTCTTGTGCTATCTGAATATTTGCTCCGTTCTGTACCAACTCAAAACAGAGTGATACGAAATTCTTTAGAAAGATGTATGAAACACCTCTGCCAGGTAAGCAGAATACAATACTTTTACCTTTTAGAAGTTCTTTTGCTGCTTGAATATCAAAAGTTTCTTCCGTCACGGTTGGTGGTTTAGACACCACCTTAAATCCTTTAGCCATAATTAGAGTTCAGTCATAATCATTATAACACTTTATATAGCGTCTATCAACTCAATAACTTTATTCGCCATTTTATTGTGACCTTCTGCACTTGGGTGTCCACCATTCATACCCCTAGCATAGTTTTCTGGTTGCTTAAATTCCATACCAAGTAACTCCTTCTGTATGTAAGTGGGATTGTAGTCTTTCAACATACTTCTCCAATATCCGATATGACCATTATAAAACATTTCAGGTTTTACTATAATACGTTCAAAGTGATCTGCAATCAGAGAGACATACTTTTGACCAACACTCTTACAGTAGGTGTCAAATAAAAATATATTCTTCCACATATTTTCAGCAGCCATTATATCATTGTAAACGGACAAATAGTAGTTTCTACGTTTTTGAGATTTTTTTGCATCCTGTGGTGTCCAATTTTCTATCATATTAGTTTGATCATTGAAATATTCTATTCTAGGATGAACAGTATATTGTATGACCACTACATCATGTTTATTAGTTTCTAAATGGTTTATTGTATTTCTTACAATGGTATCATTACTAATACCGCATTCTGATAGGTTTACATGTTTCGTGTCATAGTGTTGTGACACAAGAGTGCTATATCTTTCAATATACCTCATTTTTAGTTCATCACCCCATGTGATACTACATCCGCTAAAACACAGTGACATCATACTTATGTGAAAATTGTATTGCATCTCCTATGGTGTTTACCATAGGTTTACCTTTTATATTCAAAGATGTATTCAATAATACAGGGCATCCAGTACGTTCGTACCAGCACTCCAATATGGGTCTTAGAATACTCTCTGAGTCTTTTGGTACTGTTTGTACCCTAGCAGATCCATCGACGTGTACACAGGCAGGTATCGCCTTCTGCTGCTTACATTTATAAACATAGGACATATACCTTGATTGTTTGGGCATATCAAAATAATCTTGAGCGTGTTCTTCAAGAACTGCAGGTGCAAAAGGTCTGAACTTATCTCTCCTCTTTATTTCGTTTACTAGGTCTTTTGTTGAAGCTTCCCTCGGATCCGCCAGTAAACTTCTATTACCCAAAGCACGAGGACCAAACTCAGCACGGCCATTTGCAACCCCCACGACTCTTTTTTCGAGGAGTGCATCAACAACTCTCCTTGGATCACAGAACTTCTGTATATTATATCCTAAGTAAGGACTGAATGCAACCTTCTTACCATAGGC